ATGGTATTACTTTTAAATTCGATAAGCACGGGTCTTTTACTTTTAAAGGTGTTAAAATCGTTCAAGCTTATACAGGAACTATTGCAGGTCTTGGCGGTATTCGTGGTATGACTGCCTTTGGTGCTTATATAAACGAAGCATCACTTGCAAAGCAAGAAGTTTTTAAAGAAATTATTTCCCGTTGTAGTGGCGAAGGGGCAAGAATACTTGTTGATACAAACCCAGACAATCCAAAACATTGGCTGCTAAATGAATATATAAATAATTCAGATGCTAATATTTTAAGTTTTAAATACAGTTTAGACGACAATACTTTTCTAGGCGAACGTTATATCAAAAACATAAAAGCAAACACGCCTCAAGGCATATTTTACCAAAGAGATA